ATGGATATACGAAATACACCACAGAAGAATACTAACAAGGACGGCCTTAAGATTCGGGCGGTTGGAAACCAAAGTAGTGGAAGAGGACTTAAGATTAAAAGTATTAAAAAAGTTTAAAAGTAAAAACAACAAGACATGGCAGTAAATGCAACACCTGGGTTCGATTTACAACCATCGGCTCAGCAGATTCCATTGGAGTCTAATTATATTACCAACTTTGATTTCTTAAATCAGTATCTTCCTGATACTTATGAAAAGGAATTTGAGCGTTATGGTAACAGAAGTATTAGCTCTTTCCTAAGAATGGTAGGAGCAGAGATGCCTTCAAACTCTGACCTTATTAAGTGGGCAGAGCAAGGAAGACTACACGTAAAGTATACAGATGTTACATGTGCAACTGGTGCAGCTAATCCAACTGGTGTTTGGACTATTCCAAATCCATCAGATAACTTTGATCCTGCATTGGCAGGGGGTGCAAGAGCAGCATTAAGAGTTGGACAAACGGTTATGATTTCAGATAAGACGGCTGGATCTACACTTTCAAATAAGGGTGTAATAACAGTTGCTCCTACGGCGTTATCTCCTAACACATTCACTGTAGCATACTATGAAGCTGGCGGTCAGACAATGGGCGCAGCAACAAATTGTGATATCTTTATCTACGGTTCTGAGTTCAACAAAGGAACAGATGGTATGGTTGGATCAAACGAATCTGATGATTTCATCTTTGATAATAAGCCAATTATCATTAAAGATAAGTATACAGTATCTGGTTCTGATATGGCACAGATTGGTTGGGTAGAAGTTTCAGGTGAAGATGGCGTAAGCGGGTACCTATGGTACTTAAAGTCTGAGCATGATACAAGATTACGTTTCGAAGATTACATGGAGACAGCTATGATTGAGGCTGTTCCTGCCGAAGCGGGTTCTGGTGCTGGTGACTTCTTCCAAGGTACAGGTGTAGGTGCATCATTAGCAAACCTGAACGGTTCTGACGGTGTATTCTACGTAGTAGAAAACAGAGGTAATGTATTTGGTGGTGGTAACCCAACAACTCTTCAAGAGTTTGATAGCATCATCCAAAGACTTGATAAGCAAGGTGCAATCGAAGAGAATGTTCTTTTCGTAAACCGTAACTTCTCATTTGACATGGACGATATGTTGGCTGCACAGAACTCTTACGGTGCTGGTGGTACTTCTTATGGTCTATTTGACAATGACGAAGAGATGGCATTAAACCTTGGATTCTCAGGATTCCGTAGAGGATATGACTTCTATAAGTCTGACTGGAAATATTTGAATGATCCTACAATGAGAGGTGGTCTTGTAGGTGGAGCAGTTAACGGTCTATTAGTACCTGCTGGATCTACTACAGTTTACGATCAAATCTTAGGTAAGAATGCTAAGAGACCTTTCTTACACGTAAGATATAGAGCGTCTGAGGCTGAGGACAGAAGATATAAAACTTGGATCACTGGTTCTGCTGGTGGAGCAAGAACTTCTGGATTAGATGCAATGGAAGTTAACTTCCTTACTGAAAGAGCTGTTTGTGTTTTAGGTGCAAACAACTTCTTCTTATTCCAAGATGCTTAATAATTAATTAGAACGGGGGCGGCAATAACTATTCAGATTTTTATGCTGCCCCTTTTCTTTAAGTTAAGTGGTAATTTAAATTAAATCTTATCTAATGAAAAAGAACGCAAAGTTTGTCGACCGAGCATATAGATTAAAAAGCTCAAAGACTCCGCTATCTTATATGATAGCTTCACGCCATAGTAGACGATCACCTTTACTTTATTTTGATGAAGCAAAAGGTACTAACAGGCCTCTTCGTTATGCAAGAAACCAACGAAGTCCCTTTGAAGATGAGCAGGACGGAAATGCTATATTAGAGCCTATCATTTTTGAAGATGGCATGTTATTCGTACCCAAAGAAAACCAAGTATTGCAGGAGTTCCTGCATTATCATCCTGGCAACGGCAAAGTATACGAACTTATTGATAAAGAGCGAGATGCTTCTCAACAACTGGAAATAGTAGAAAAAGGTTTAGAGGCTCAAATTATTGCCAAAGACTTATCTGGTGATAAGTTAATTGCTGTATGTAGAGTTTTGATGGGCGCGGCCGCAGATAAAATGACTACAGCAGAACTAAAAAGGGATGTATTGCTATATGCTAAAGATTCCCCATATGATTTTATTGAAACAATAAATGATCCTATGTTAGACTTAACTAATCATACGGTTCAATTTTTCAATAATAGCTGGTTAGTTTTAAAGAATAACGGCAAAGATGTATACTTTAATCTGCCAAGAAATAAAAGTAAAATGCTTACCGTTCCTTTTGGAGAGGACCATTATTACATAGTGGCTTCATATTTCCAAAGTGATGAGGGAGTAGAGACATATAAGCTCTTAAGTAAGCGCTTGAAAACAGAAAAATAATATTGCTATATTTGTAATATTGTTTCACCATTATTTTTTATACAATGGAAAAGTTTTTAAAAATTACAAATGCACCCAACACGGGGCAATTGATTGGTCTGGCAGAAGTTAAAGCTGTAAGTACAGCGAGTGCAACTGCAACTACTGTAACAGTAGATTATGCTGATGGTACTACTACTACAGTAACTACTGCGGCTCAGGTAGGATCTGATGTTTATTTGGCTATCGTAGATGCTATTGAGTTAGCACTACAAACAAATTGGCAGCAGCCTTACTATGAGCTAAGACTACCAAAATCAGTTACAAGTATTGTAAACGCTTAATTGGTTTAGCTGATATATTGTGTGGTGGGGGCTTAAATAAAATTAAGCCTCTTTTTTTTTGTTATCTTTATAAAAAAAAGATTACATGATTAATGCTGTTAGAAATACGGTGTTGGCCATAGCTAACAAAAATAATTACGGATATATATCTCCGCAAGATTTTAATTTGTATTGTAATCAAGCTCAAATGGATATATTTGAGGATTACTTCTATCAATACAATAACTGGGTTGCCAGAACAAATGCACGTACTTCTGGTACAGGATACGCTGACATAGTAAAAAACTTAGAAGAAGTAATTGATACCTTTTCAGTTACATCTTTTTTATCACAGCCAGATGGCCCAGGCACAAGTAACAGATATAGCTTGCCGTCTGACTATTACCTTATCAACAAGTTATATTACTATCCTAATGTTTTGGAAGAGGGCGATGTAACAACCGTATCCGCTTCTAAGCTTATAGATAGTAATGCCAACTTCTCTAATGTAACCGTTGGCAGTATAGTCACCAATTCAACAAACAATACAGAGACCTATGTTGTAAATGTAGTAAGTAACACTGAGTTGGATTTGGCTACCGATATATTCACTACCCTGGCAGATGAATACTTTATATTGCAAGCTGATAATGTAACAGAGGTAGATAGAGTACACCAAAAGAAAATACTTTTGTTAACCAGCTCTAACTTGACTGCACCTACTACTCAGTTTCCTGCATATACTATGGAGGGGAGTATTGCCACAATCTATCCGTCTTCTATTAGACAGGCCGATAGAATAAAAGCGCAGTATATTAGATACCCACGAAATCCTAACTGGACATACTTAACAACGTCGGGTAATGATCCTATATTTAATGCGGGTGCATCAAACTACCAGGACTTTGAATTACCTGAATCAGATGAGCCTAATTTGATAGCTAAGATCTGTCAGTATATAGGAGTAGAAATACGTGAAAGTGACGTTCTACAATTTGGCTTAACACAGGAAGCAATAAACACTCAAGAAACAAGTTAAGATGGCATATATAACGCAGTATCAATACTATACAAATAACAATCAAGCACCCACAGATAGTAACTGGGGTTCTTATCAGTACGTTTCATTGAACGATATAGTAAACAATTTTATGTTAATGTATCAAGGGAACCATGAACTATTAAATAACTTAGAAAGGTATCAAGTTTTATTTCATGCAAAAAGAGGTATACAAGAATTTAGTTATGATATATCAAGGTTAGAAAAAATACAAGAAGTTGATGTTCCACCAACGTTAAAAATACCTATGCCACAAGATTATGTAAGTTATATTGGTATACATTGGGTTGATACACATGGTGTTGAGCATCCAGTATTTCCTGCGAAGTTTACATCAAGACCTAGTGAATCTATAGCACAGGACGGTGAAGGTAATTATTTATTTGATGAAAACGAAGGTGTATTAGAAATAACGCCAGGTATTACTGTTGATAACTTTAACGCAAACTTTAATTCAGATGTATTTGACGGAACTGTTTCAAATGATGATTACTTTTTATATACACATTATATAGCTAATAGACTATCTTCTTTTTCAGGTAGATATGGCGCAGATCCTGAGTTGACAAACATGAATGGTTATTTTACTATTGATGAAGCTGGAGGTCACTTTGGTTTTGATTCATCAATGAGTGGTAGAACTATAACAATAAAATATGTATCAGATGGTTTAGCAACAGACGCTGAAATGAAAGTGCATAAAATGGCAGAAGATGCTTTATATAAATACGTGTTGTTTAATATGTTGTCTACAAGAGCTAATATTCCTGAATATATTGTTAATAGATATAGAAAAGAAAGAAGAGCAGCAATGCGTAACGCTAAACTTAGATTATCT